CCGCATATTGCGGTCGCACAGTACCTACCCCGGGAAGTTTCCTTCCCTTTTAAGGTACCGTCCTTATACTCTTGTTAGAGTAAAAGGAACTTAGAGGTTCGGGTAGAGCTTCTTGATTTGACGGAATTCCTCCATCTTATCAAAAATTCTCTTACTCAAATTGGCACTTGCCATCGGCAAGACGTCAAAGTTCCTCACAGAAAAGATCTCATCTGAGACGGGAATGGTCATTGCTCGTAAGAGTAACGGCCAGTCTCCCCCTCGAAAGGCATCTATTTCAAATGCCTCCCTCGAGAGTTTCAGATACATTTCTTCGATCCTTCCGTAAACATTAAGGAGAGGTAATGACTGTATAAGCTCAAAACCTTCCTCGAAGTTCGGGAAGCGATCTGGATCTGTAAAGAAACAGACGAGACTTTCAGCAAGCGGGCCTAAGGCCTTCTTGCTTTTCTTGGGATCACATGAGTCTGTGAAAGCTTCGATACAAGCCCTCTGGAACAGGTAAGTTCCCTGTTCGAGAGTAAGCTCATATTCGAAGTCCTTGGATGACTTAAGCTGGCATAGCATATCTATAGCTACGTTACCTTGAAGTACACCCTTCATTACATTTGTAATGATTTCACAGATACCAGTACGCTCCTTTAGGGTTGTTCTAACCCGACCGGGCAGTTTCTGATATTCTGCTCATGTGGTTACCACATTTACAATTCCTTTAACTGGAATCCAACCTTTGGAATGAAGAGTTTGCAAGAAATTAACCGCAAGGTTATATCTCGAACAAACTTCCTTCCACCCTCCAAAAGAGAATGGACTAATTTCTTCTCCTCGGTGTATTCATCTCTTTGCGAATTCAAACGTGTCGTTAGACACGTGAGTCTTCTGCGCTGAGATTTCAACTCCGAGAGATTCCATCAGTCTCTTATATCTTTCGGCTACTTCTTTATTAGGGATGACAATGTCATCACCTAAGAGGATGTAGTTGAGTTTCTTTCAATCTACCTTGGCCTCTTCGCAAGCGGCATACACGATAAAGTGATGCGCTAACGTAAAGGAATTCCAAGAGGAATAAAATCCCATTGGATTACCCACGGTATATTTGATCGATTCTCCCGAATTCGGAAGGGCGAAAGGCTCTCCAACCATAAGGTAAGTCCAGGAGTCAATCTTATCCTTAGGGAATAAACCCTTTAGGACAATGCCTATTAATTCGATAGGAAACCGATCTGTAGCTTGGTGTAAATCAAGACTATAGAAAGGACCTCCGGATTCGTAGCATTTTCAGATTTGACCCCCCTGATCGAAAGTACAGTCTTGACGGATCCTACGTAAGACCTTGAATAAGGCCTTATGAAAGGGCAAAAGAACACTCTGTGTAAAGTAGTCGCCTATGGCAACTACCCTAACTTTGTCTTCTTTATCCGGAAAGTACTGTAACCTTCGGAGTTGAGGTGATCGTGGATGTTCCTTATAAGGGAACATCTGTGGTCAGAGCTTTGAGTACTTCTTCAAAAGATCAAAGCGGGAAGAAAACAATTCCCCGCCTAGATTCTTAAGATGAGTCTCTAGCTCCCCCCCTATCAGAGAAAGATCTTTCCACCAACTTCAGAGAGCATGGCCGTTAGGCCCACTCTTAGTTGTAAAGTGGAATCTCTCAAATAGGGGCATCTTCAACGACTTACGCGCCTTTGAATGGTAGCCCAGACACCGGTAAAATCCCGGGACTAGTTTCGCCAATTCTGAAAGGATATAGTCCAACTTCTCAGAGCGGTTGGGGTCAGTAATGGCTCCATAGTTCGGTGAAGTTCCGACTGA